ATAAAAACTCCAAACGATTATTTTTTATTATATTTACTCTGATTTATTTGGTGTGAATACACCAGTTTCGGGATTTAATGAACCTTCACCGTATTTTTTTGTTATACCTTCTAAAAAACTTTTTTCTTTTACTTGCACATCTGTAAATTTTCCAGTTAAATCATTATCAATATTATCCAAATCATCTAATTGTTGTTCTAATTTTATTTTAGCTAAACTTAATTTACCAAACTCAGTTTGAACTTCAAAATATGAATCTTGGATTCCCTGAATAGTTTTCATTTCTTCCTCTGAGAATTTTGTTTCTTTTGCCATATGAATGTAACCTCTATTTAATTGTTTTTAATTCATATATAAATATATATAAATTATAAAAACCTTATTATTTTTTTTCTGTTTGATAATCAGTTGCATCACCTTCAAATCCAAATACTACTCTATTGGGTGAAGTATTTCTTATAATTTCAGATGTTTTATTGGTAACTGGTGTATTTGTAAATTGTGGTATTACATATCCTTTTAATAACATTCCAAAATCCGTTCTAATTAATCTTTCACCTTCTACCGTCATTTCTGTAGCATCAGAGAATGAGCCTTCCAATTGTGATAAGAACTTATAACTATGTTGGTCACCAAAATATGTATTTTCATATTCAATAAATAATTCAGTCAAATAATTCATTTGTTCTATATAATTAGTCATCATCACTATTTGATAAGTACAATTAACGAAATCTGGCATACCAGTTGTTACCGTTTCTACTGCTGGTTTCATACCATTTTGTACTGCAAATCTATCATATCTATTTTCTTTAGACCAACTTTTTGATCTAACAACTTTTATGTATTCACCCGTAACATCTTGATCGAATGAAAGCGGCATCATATCATTAAATACAACATCAGTTCTTTTAATCATAATCAATGGAAACATTATTGAACCATTTTTATCTCTTAATACACCCCTTTTTCTGACAGCTTTCCATCTCTCTTCATTACCATATAAAACTGGAACTTTTATGGTTTCATTAGCTTCTTTGACAGTTGGTTTCATTATATTCTTAATATGATTTATCATAGTAATATCTATATCTTTTAATGTTATAGCATATCCTTTTGAAAAATCTTTACCAGGCACAACCGATTGTCTATCATTTCCACCTCTATTAACTTGTGAACGAGTTGATGTCTGTTTTCCTCTATTAACATTTTCTTTAGAAACTACATGTTTATTTGTAAGTGGTGTTATTGCCATTATTTTTTATTCCTTCTTCTTAAAGCTTTAAGTTTATCTTTTTTGTTCATAACTTTACCTTTGATTTCTTCCGAAGTTACACCGTTTATGTCTGCCTTGCTTATAGCAATCTCTCTTTTGATATCCACCTCAATAGCTCTATTCTTTTCAACTATATTTGGATTTAATGTTGTTAAACCATCTAATTTATTTAACACACCAGTCATAAACTCACTCATCTGAAGATTACCATTTTCTGGTTGATAAAAATGTTTTCTTTCACCATATACATCTTCTTCTATCAGATTTCCATTAATTTCTTCAGGTTCTGGCCGTGATGGTTGTTTAAAGTTTGGGTCATCTACATTAAACTTTGTTATTTTTTTATGTGTTATTACTTGTACTGCCATTATCTAGGTCTCTCCTCTATTTGTAATGAACTTAATCTTGAACGACCCGCTAATGCTTTAATACTATGTTTATAATTAGGATGTCCAGCTACTAACTGTGGTTCTGTTACTGAACCTATTTCCCAATAAAAATCATTCCAATCAACAATATCACCTGCTTCTGGATAAAAATTCAATGAACCACTCGCTAAATTATTTCTCTGAAAATACATCTCTATGTTTGCGTTTAAGTCAGCACCCCATTCTTCATTTGTCACTTCAGGCTCATTAAACATAATCATACAATTAACTCTAAAACCAATCTCATAATATTTTGTTGTTGATTCACCATATAAATTTTCTTCTGTATTTTCAACACTAACTTTGTATATATCTACACTTTGTCCTAAAATTTCATCAATGAGTTCTTCATTCATTGAATCAATCAAATTGATTTCTTTTTGAGGTACAAAAAATGGTTTTGTTTGAGACATTATACTCTTATCCTTTCAAGAGTTAAGTTATTATCTTCCGCTATTTTATTTTTTTCAATGTCATTGTAATAATTCCGTTCTTGGAAATCATAACGACAATCTTCTAATGTTAAAGGATGATAAAATTCACCATCTATTTCTACAAGTTTATTTTCAGATGGAATATAAAAATCAAAATATTTACCATCTAATTGATAATTAAAAATATATTCTTTATTTTCTTCTTTTAATTTATTTTCATATTCTGTTTCTGGTTTAGTTTTTTTCCATATTCCATTTTTAGTAAGTTTTTCAAATCCTTTTTGTGATTTTTCTCTTAATCCACTCAACCAATTTTCTTCACCAACTCTGTCTCTAAACTTTTTCCAATTATCTTTATTGGCTTCATATCTATTTTCATAATTATCTTCCCAATTCTTTTTCTGGCCAATTGAAATACTTTTATTTCTTTCTTCATCTTTAGATAAATTTTTCTTCATTTCATCTATATGGTGTTTACCATAAAATGGATTGTTTTCTCCACTATAATCTCTATTGTCAATGTGATTTTTAAACTTTTTCCAATTTTCAGGTTTATACATTCCAATTTTAGTTAATTCTGAAATTTGCATCCTTAATCCGTCTGATGTAGTTTTTGAATTTGGAAATTTATTCTTATATTCAATCATGTCTATATTATGTTTTGCATTTAAATGTAGCTTGTTTATCTGTTTAAATTCTTTTCCACACATTTCACATTTTACTTTATCTAAAACCATATAAAGTTACTCCAGTCAATAGTATTAAACATAAATAAAAACGGAACAAAGCTTCCTATATAAATTCCAAGCGGAGACCTTGCTAATACTGTTTGATTAGCCTCGGCCTCTTCAGCTTCGGCTTTTGTCTTTTCTGTCAATGAAACTGATTCTAAAAATTCTTTTAATTCTTCAAGTAATTGATTCTTTTCTTCTCTACCTTCTGCCTTTAATGATTCACCATCCATTGTTACTTCACCATTTGGTAAAGGCATTGTGGCATATTTACTTCTGATTATACCAAGTAATTCTTTTGATAATGCTAATGTAAATTTTCGTATCCATTGACGACCCGCTGAATTTATTTCTGCATAAGTTAAAAACTTATATGGAATATTACTTGGATCTGATACTTTATTGTTTGTCCAAGTCCTTGTTGTAGACTTTTTATCCTCTCTTAAATAGTATTGAAAATATATTTTATCACCAGCATCAGCATCAACAGGTCTTGGAAATATTCTTAATTTATTGTTTATCAATTCAAATGAATATGCAGATTTTCTAATTTTATCGTTTGTTTCAATTCCCTGTGCTCTTGCTATATCATATGATACAGGTCTCAATATAAATGATACTGCTGGTGAAACATTACCCATACCAAAAGCATCTAACATCTGTCTTTGTTCAAAAGAACCAGCAAATGGATCATAAAATCTAGTTATAGCATTTGGTCCATAATTAAATACCCTTTGTATCTCTAATCTTTTACCAACATGAGAACCTGATATATTAGATTCTGTTTCTAAATTATATACCTGTTTTGAACCTGAAAGAGTAATTGAACCAGAATGTAATGTTGTGCTTCCACCGACATTAGCAGCTTGTCCATATTGTTCTGATAACATAAATGTTGTTCCCATGGTCGGAGTTTGTGGTTCAAAAGAACCTGTAGAACTAAATACAGATCCACTTTCTTTGTTATCGCCACCATATGAATTCCACATCCAATTCTTTATGTTGTAATTATTTATATGTGATGAATATTCTGATACTGATTCTTCAAACATAGCATAAATTGAACCTGAATCAAATTCAAGTTGCATTACTGGGTGTCCTAATCTACGGGCTACCCATTTGCATAAATTTTTGCTTTCTGCTTGAAATGTTGAATCATCATCATATATTCCATATGGAGTTGACCCACTAGCATGTTTTGTTGGATCTCCATAAATAAAATCAGTTTTTGGCATTTAAAAATTCTCCTATAAATAGTGTTACTCATCTATAAATATCAATAGAAACAAAAAAGGATTAAATATTATATCAAACCCCTGAACTTATTAATAGCTTCAGACAAATTATTATATGTATAAGTTATTGAATCCAAACCTTTAACTTTAAAATTATCTTTATCAAAAATGATATAGCATTTGTCCTTTAAAAACTTTCTATTTCTATTATTTTCTTGGGGGTTAACCCATCTTAAATTTGATACTTTGTTATTAGTTCTATTTCTATCAATATGATCTATACATTTAAAATTAAATGAATTTGGTATATATGTAATTGCTACTAATCTATGAATTGAATAGGTTATTTGTTTTTTATTGTACCTCAAATTAATTTGTCTATAACCATCAGTACTCTTTCTATCCTTTAAGATTCGTTTTGTTTTAATATTTCTAACATTTCCAAGAGTATCAATCTCATAATTTTCTAAAATTGGTATTTTTTTATATGTTTTCATATTAATAAATATAAGATAAACCAAAAAAGGGTGGAAAGTTTATTTTCCCACCCTTTTGAGTTGTTTAATAACATTTTAAGGTTAATTAACTCACAGATTATTAGTCTTGAGCCGCAAATCCCGGAGCCGTTGCACCTACAACAGTTCCTGTAATATACATCACCGATGTACTTAAAGCAACTAGTGTTAAGTCATAAGATGCTGGAACATTGATTTGTAATCTATCATGTGATGTTCCGTTACCCCAAATCGCAGAAACTTCATTATCTGTATCTAAAAAGGTAATTGCCCCCTTAAAGTAACATGCATCATCTGAAAAGTCAAGAATAATATCGTGACCATCGGCGGCCGCACCAGTACCAACACCGATGAAACGGTATGTGACACCAGCGGCAGATGGTGTTGCGATATTATAATCTTTATCAGCAGACACATCAGTTTGGTAAATCACCTTACCAGCGTGTAGAGCTTCAGTTACAGTTAAATCAGCATCACCATTAGTTATCCACGCAGGTGCTACTTTAAATCTAGCAGCTGCATTAGAAGTTATCTCACCACTAATTGAACCACCATCTGCTAAAGACAGTGCACTCTCTTTTTTACTTACTTTATATTTTCCTATTCTTTTTGCCATTTTATTTCTCCAAAATGTTGAGTCACTACTCTCTTGGTTTTTTCAATTCTTTTTATACTAACCCTGTTTAGTGACTACTTAGGCTAGTAAATTATACTCTATAATTCATATATAAATATCACTACAAAAGAAAAACCCCTCAAATTAATGGGGGGTTTTTCTATTATTTATTTGATTTCAATAAATTATCTTTCCACTTCAACATCTGTAAATTTGAAATACCGCCAATTATCTCTGATGAAATATTCTTTTTATATCCTTCATCAATAGAAATAATATGATCAATCTGATAAGCTCCTTCCACCCCACATCTACCTCTTTTATGATAATTATCAAAAGATTCTAAATCTTGCTGGTATGTTATTCTCCAAACTTCACGATGATATTTTTTCTTTTCTGGTAAATCTTTCATATATTCTTCAAAAGTATCATAACCGGCTTTGGTAGCTCTCATTTGTTGTATGTGTTCATCTTTAATTCTATATTCCCAACTTTTTTTGTATTTGTAAGTCGCACAAGAATTACATATAGTATTTTTTATCTCAGCATCTTTTCTGTGCCAATTGCCAGAATAATATATTACTTTATTACACATTGGACAATCTCTAAACCATTTACTCTTTACAGTGTTCTTTTTTGTTTTTGGATAATTTAATCGTTTTTTTCCTTTCCAATATTCTGACAATGTTTGTTTCAATGAATCTGGCATTTTTCTACAATTTCTACAAACACTATTGTTGTTTTCGGCTCTTTGTAAATTTCTTTTGTTTAAATAATATAAAGTATTATCACACTCCGGACAATTTCTATAAAATTCACTATCTTTTGTTATCTTCATTATTAACCCTCAAATGTTATGTATCATAACCCTCTTATATAAATATAACATATATAAAAAAAAGAGGGTAGAAAACTACCCTCTTTTTATTGTTTATTTGACTACTTTATACTAAGTAAGAATTAACTTATATTAAGTTAAGATCCTTAATAGCGATAGTTCCATAGAACTCTGGTCTAATCATCTTCTTAGCATATCTGGTCATCACGCCCTTGCGGGGAGTGAAATCAGATGGATCGTATACTAATGGAGTCATGATCAGCGGTACATATGGAGCATATACTGCGCCTGTTTCAAGGAAGTTACTTCCTCTGAAACCAATCAAGATTTGATTTTCAGTCATATAAGGATTCTTATAAACTTTAAATCTACCATCTACAGCACCAATCTGAGATACACCCATAGCATATTGCTGAGCATCAGCAGCTGCTTTTGAGTTATATCCAGGTAATGATTCAAAGATTGTTGACACTTTAGGTGAGCAAACAACAAAGTTAGCACCACCACGAAGTGTTAATCTATGAATTTCATTGGATACTTTTTGAATCTTAGCAACAAGTGTCTGCCACCATTCAAATCGTGTTCCGTAGAAAGTTGTAATGTCCCAAGCGTTTTCATCACTACCTGAACCATTATAATCTTCACCAGGTGTTACAGACCAGTAATCATTTGTCACTGCGTCACCAATCAACATATCAAGGATTTCTAAATCGATTTCCATTGAGATGTATTCAGACAA